ACAACAGGTCCATTCCACCATTCCTTAACTTCATCTGAATAGCTACAAGTATTATCATCCCCATTTAAAGCTGCTTCTACATGCGACTCATAAACAACCCTTTTCTTATAATCCTCTGGAGCAACTTCCAACCAACTGTATGCCAATATTAAATAAAGCAACATAGTGTTATCCACTATCGTATTGCCACTACCAGAAGGATTTCCTGTATCTTTCACATGAAGATCCCCATAACCAGTAATAATTATGCTATAAACTATTTCCTGGTAAAGATTCTGCAATCTCTTGTAATTTTGTTGTGTTCTTTCATGTATATTTAACATGTTAAATCTTATATCAACCATGGTAAACATGGCTCTACGAAACAGAGATGCATCATAAGTACTCTCATCAATTTCAATCTTATTGGGGTGTTTATTCAATCGTTCATACAAACGATTCCAACCCCCAAAAAATTTTGTGGCCCCAACAAAACTCCAAACTTGATGCTCGGCTCCGGCATTATAAAACTTATCATTCATATCACCACACAACCTAGCATTTGCTACAACGTGTTCTACTGGACTACCAGTAAACACTCGCAAATTATTATCTTTTACTTTAATACTGTTACGAATTTCTTCTTTAACATTATTAGTCCATATTACTCCGACTTGATTGTCAGAATCCAACTGATTCCAATAAAATTCACAATAATTTCGTCCAACTTCTGTTTTCAAGAATTCTTCTTTTCTTTTCCAAAGGGGATTTAACACCCAAGGATATCCACTACTAGTGGTACGATCCAAAGTTGAAACTGCCAAATCGTGGTCCCATAATTGGGACCCACTCATAGCATGAAAATGTTGGATTGTCCAATTCATAGCTTTTATCCAATGGACCTCATTAATAACTGGTTGTTCACGATCATATTTATTTAAACCCTTGATGCCAGCTTCATAGTTAGCAAAACAAGGTAAATACTCAGAACAATCATCTATAGCATTACGTTTTGTTTGTTGATTATAAAATGCAACAAACAAATGATCAATTTTTTCTTTTTGTTTCTCTGGAACAAATCTAGTTAATTTTGCAATCCAAGGTAAAGTGGACAATTCTTTTTTTGTAAGAGCAGCAGAATGAATTCGCTGTGAAATTTCACTAGGTAAATTTTGAAGCAAATTTTCTAATCTTATTTTTGCTTGTGGTACGAAAGCCCCTTGAAATTCTTTAGATTCAACAACGGCTTTTATTAAAAATTTTTTCTTTACATCAGTCCAAGACACAAATTTATTTGGTCCCCCTTTAACTACTGAACCAGCACAATGCCATCCATAACTTTGCCCATAAATATTTAATATGGGTACTCCACAATTTCCTTCCTTTGTAGTTGCTGAATGTAAAACTTCATCAACAATAACACCTTCCGTAGTTGTTTGATGCAAAGGATTAGCAACAATTTGAATTCTTTCTGAAATTTGCGGCTCACGCATAACAACACTTGGTAATCGAGCTTCTCGATATTGTGCAGGCATAGAAAAGAATCGTATTCTATCTATTCCCACATGTACTATAGACTTAGCTTCTTCATCTTTGGGTATAACCCAATCTATAGGTTCCCCATGATGATATCTTCTTGTTGCCAACTTAACATGCGTTCCTTCTGGCATTGTATATGTTCCTCTTTGTTCGTGATCTAAAACTGAAAACATCCCATGCACAAAAAAACCATGAGTATAAGGTTCGGATAGATCAGCCGGATATAACCCCACACTTACCTCCATTTTATCTGATTCCCAAGGAGGGAATGAGACCAGGCTTTCACTTTTAACTTT